TCCTTATATAGATTATGATAGCATGCCTTCATACTGGATAGAAACTATTTATGAGGACGAATTAAATAAACAAAAAATTGTTCCTAAAATCAAGCTTAAACCTGAAAGAGATGAAATTATTCCTCAAATAGAAGAATCGGAAAAAAATAAACTTCCATTTCATAGTATAAGATCTATGCCAGGATTTGAATAATGCCTAATCCTCATTTAGATGCTACTGGAACACCGTGGACGATGTCCACACCTACTACTACAAATGTAAGTACTAGTTTATGGAGTCCAGCAGCTGGTAGAGATGAAAGTGGATATCTTTCAACCAGCCCACATTATGACCCTGGACACGATAGTGATGCAGGTCAATATAATACAGGCGTTAGTGTTTTATCCTCAGATGATATGATAAACGAAACAATAACCGCGGATACAACTCCTACATCAACTAAGCCAAACTCCGTCACTAATGTTTATGGTGAAGAAGTAGATCTTACCAACATATCAGATGACATATGGAACCTTGCTAAACAAGCTGCAGACCCAGTAACAAATCCTGGGTATGCATTAAGCTACGAAGGACAACAATTAAAGGACAGGGGTATACTGCCGGGTTCTGATCAATGGGTTGCTCATTTTGGTATTCCTCAACTTGTCATGACAAGCACCACAGGAGAACCTATGTTATCAACAGAAGGTGATAAGCCTATGATGAGTGGACAAGGTAAATATTTGATGGACCAATATGATGACCCAAAAACGTATGAAGAAAAAGTAGATGCTTATTATAAAATGAGGGAAGTGGAACAGGCACAACAAACAGGTGGAGATCAAGGCTATGGCTACGGATACGGCCATGGTTCAAGTGGTGTAGGTGGCTCTTATGCTAGCGCTTTTGGAATGCCGGGGTTTCCTCAAATTGCTTCCGCACAGGATAGGCATAAAGCTTATTTAGCTCAATTGTATAGAGGACGACAATATCAGGATTTCTCTGGAAAAGAAGTGCATAAAATGTTGGCATCTAATCAAAAGGTTGAAGCAGCAAATATACTAAGTGGACTGTCACAGGATGCGCAGGCATTCGAGATGGATCCAAAACGACGTGGAATTTTAGCAGTATTACAAGCATAGGAGAGATATGTTACAGTTATTAATTAAACCATTATTGGGAGTTGCCGGGCAAGCGGTTTCTGGTTTCATAGAAACCAAGAAGGCGAAGGCCGAGAACAAGTTAACAGAAATAAAAGCTAATACTAAATTGAAGCAGCAACAGATCGCCGGCGAAGTATCGTGGGAAGCATCTGCCGTTGACCAGATGAAGGGAAGCTGGAAAGACGAATTCGTTTTGCTAGCCCTGATGATCCCCGCAATTTTGGTCTTCATTCCTGGAATGACGGAGCACGTGGAACGAGGCTTTGAGGCACTTCATAAATTGCCGGATTATTATAAGCACCTCTTATATTTAAGCTGCAGTGTCAGCATGGGTGTGAGAATGGCTCCAGGTGTTAAAGGATTATTTAAGAAAAAATAATGATGGAAAAAGTCATAACGCTGTTAGTGGGATTACTAATGGCTCTTGGTGGGTGGACACTTACAAGAACTTTTGATTTATCTACAAAACAAGTTGTTAATACAGAAAAAGTTGACAAACTAGAAAGACAAGTAGAGAAATTGATGGACCAATTGGCTGATATGAAAGACCTTGATGAAGAAATCATGGAACAACATGAAGATTTTATAAAAGCTTTAGAAGGGTCTACTAAAAAATATAATTACTGATGATCACACCAGAAAAATTAACATCGTGGAGAATATTTCCACGCTTATTAATCACACTTTACGGATTTGCTTTTTATAGAACAACAGAGTGGTTCATGGCGTTACCTGACCCAACAAATGCACAATCAGCATTTGTATCGGTTATAGTAGGTGCTGGAGCCGCATGGTTTGGACTGTATGTAGGTGGGACAAGACAATCTAAAGCGGAAAAGAAAGAAGAGGCTTGATAAAATTTGAAATTTAGTGTATAATGCGCGTGAATGAAAGATGAAACCGCTATTTATCTAATCTTAAAGAAGATTAGAGAGCGCAAGGAACAGTTAAAAAATATTATCGCCAATGGCATTCACAGCTTTGACGAATACAACAAGACAGTTGGTGAGTATAAAGGCTATAATATAATGGAACAGGAAATACAGGACCTGCAGAAAAAAGAAGATGGAGATACCTAAAAGAAAATTTGCCCTCGAAGAAAAAGATTTATCAATAGAGGCGGATAAAAATAACAAGGTGGCGGAAGACAAAGAGAACCGCTTTCTTAAAAAAATTCAAGAAGAAGCAACTGATAATATAAAACATCTACCTACCGATAAGGTATTAGATCGTTTGCCTGACCCCACAGGATGGAGGCTTCTTATTCTCCCATATAAGGGACAAGGAAAGACAAAGGGTGGCATAATATTGTCCGATGAGACAATCGAGGAGAGGGGATATTCAACCGTTACTGGTTTAGTCCTGAAAGTTGGACCTGATGCCTATAAAGATAAAGAGAGATTTCCGGACGGACCGTGGTGCAAGAAAAATGACTGGATTATATTTGGTCGTTACGCCGGGTCCCGTTTTGGAATAGAGGGTGGTGAAGTGAGAATACTAAATGATGACGAGATAATAGCTGTGGTAAAAGACCCAGAGGATATCTTGCAGTTTAGATAAACAGGAGTAAATTATGCCTGCAGAAACCACTATACAAACACAAGCAGAGGTGGAAGAAAATATGGTTGACCTTCCTGCAGAAGGGGAATCCATTGATGTTGAGTTACCGAAAAAGATTGAAAAAACCATAAATCCTGATCCTGAACCGGAAGCAGTTGAAACGGAAGTTAAAACCGAAACTGCGTCCACTGAGGAAATGGATGATTACGGGAGAAAAGTACAGTCCCGTATAGACAAATTAACTAAAAGATTACGTGAATCTGAAAGACGCGAAGCGGCTGCAATACAGTTTGCGCAAGGTGTGCAATCTGAACAGCAAAAGCTGCAAGGAAAGGTTAAATCACTTGATACTGGGTATTTAACTGAATTTTCAACGCGTGTTGAAGCGGAAACGGCTGAAACTAAAAAAGCTTTAAAAACTGCTTTGGATGCTGGTGATATTGATCAGCAGGTTGAAGCTAATCAAAAATTAGCGCGTTTAGCAATTGAGCATGAACGCGTAAAAGCGACTCAGGCTCAAAGAGAGAGATTAAAAAAGGAAATGGAGGCACGTGGAATTGACCCAAATCAGCCACAAATGCCACAACAACCCATTCAACGGCCACAACAGCCACCTCCTCCACCGGATCCAAAGGCGGAAGATTGGGCTTCAAAGAATACGTGGTTCGGGGAAGATGAACCAATGACCTTGACATCCTTCTCAATTCATCGTAAACTAATGGAAGAAGGATTTGACCCGAGCTCCGATATGTACTATAATGAAATAGACAAACGGATGAAGGACACTTTCCCTCATAAGTTTGAACAAAGTTCAACGCCGACTCAAACGGTTGCCTCTGCTAATAGAGGTGGACCAATCAGGCGCAAAGGCACAGTGAGACTCACACCATCACAGGTAGCCATATCAAAAAAACTAGGTGTGCCACTAAGCGAATATGCGAAGTACGTGAAGGAGTAGGCATATGGAAAATAAAAAACAAAATAAACTACCATCACGCGAGTCTGAAACCCGAGCTAAAACCGAGCGAAGGAAACCATGGACTCCACCATCACAACTAGACGCACCACCTGCACCAGCTGGATTTGTCCATCGCTGGATAAGGGCCGAATCTGTAGGACAGATGGATCAAAAAAATGTATCCGCTAGACTACGCGAAGGATGGGAATTTGTCAGAGCTGACGAATATCCTGATGTTTCATGGCCTGCAATTGATTCAGGTAGATATAATGGTGTTATAGCTGTTGGAGGTTTAATGCTAGCAAGGATTCCGAAGGAAACCGTTGAAGAGCGTTCAAAATATTTTGCACAAGTTACGCAAGATAAAGATGATGCAATTGCAAACGATCCTTTGAAGGACCAACATCCTAGCATGCCTATCTCAAATGAGAGAAGCTCTCGCGTAACCTTTGGTGGCGGTAAGAAGAACTAGTTTTTTCTCCACATAAGTTGCACAAAATTGACACACTCATGAGGGGTGTGTTGAATTTATTAACATGAGGATAAAATCATGGCTAACATTGATGCGGCCTTTGGGTACAGACCTATTGGGAAAGTTGGCAGTGGCGTTAATAATGCAGGGACTACCCTGTACACTATCGAAGACAATTACGGAACATCTATTTATAAAGGTGACCACGTAATGCAGTCTGGAGGTTATGTAATTGCTGGAACGGCTTCCGGCGCTACTAACCTTGGTGTTTTTAACGGTTGCTTCTATATTGACCCAACTAGTAAAAAACCTACATGGTCGAATTACTATGCTCAGACAAATGTAACCGCTACTGGTTCCATTTCTGGGTCAACTAATATCGATGCATACATCTATGATGATCCGTACACTCTTTTTGAGGCTCAATGTGATGGCACTATAGCTAAAACAGATATTGGTAAAAATACTGATTCTGTGCTTGGTACTTCTAGCACTGTTAATGGTCTGTCTGTGACAGAAATTGACGATGGTACAGAAGCTACTACAGCTGGCTTGCAGGTCAAAATTATTGGGATTACAAAAGATCCAGAAAATGACGATGCTTCCAGTGCGAATTCAAACTGGTACGTAATGTGGAATGAACACGTTAAGTTAGGCACCGGCATTACTGGTACGTAATAGTTAGGAGAAGGTAAATGGCAATTTCAAGAATGCAATTGGTCAAAGAACTCGAACCTGGCTTGAACGCTTTGTTCGGATTAGAGTATGACCGATACGAAAACCAGCACACAGAAATTTTCGATTCTGAAAGTTCTGATCGTGCTTTCGAGGAAGAAGTAATGTTAGGTGGGTTTGGTAATGCAGAAGTAAAACCGGAAGGATCCGGCGTTGTATATGAATCAGCGCAAGAAACTTTCACTGCTCGCTACACTCACGAAACTATTGCTTTGGCTTTCTCATTAACTGAAGAAGCTGTAGAGGATAATCTTTACGACAAAATCAGTACTCGATACACAAAAGCATTGGCACGTTCAATGGCTAACACTAAACAGATTAAAGCTGCTAACGTTCTTAACAGAGCGTTCAACAGTTCTTATCTTGGTGGTGATGATAAGGAGCTTTGTGCTACTGATCACACTACTCTTGGTGCTGACCAAAAGAACGAATTGTCAACTGCTGCTGACTTGAACGAAACTTCGCTTGAGCAAGCAATGATCGATATTGCTGGTATGAAGGACGAAAGAGGAATGAAAATTGCTCTTCGTGGAATGAAAATGATCATTCCTGTAAATCTTCAATTTACAGCTGAAAGGTTGATGAAATCTGCAGGTAGAGTAGGAACTGCTGACAATGATATCAACGCAATCAAATCAATGGGAATGGTTCCACAAGGTTATGTGGTTAACAATTTCTTAACTGATACTGATGCTTGGTTCTTGAAAACAGACGCTCCTAATGGACTGAAAATGTTCACTAGGGCTCCTATTAGAACTGCTATGGAAGGCGACTTCGATACTGGAAACGTTAGATATAAAGCAAGAGAAAGATACAGCTTCGGCTGGTCTGACTGGCGTGGAGTATTTGGCTCTCCAGGAGCTTAATTAATTTAAGTGGGGGAAATAATTTCCCCCACTTATACCCTAGCATTAATTAGTTATGTAGACTGGCTAGGCAGACGGTATAAAGACTACATGACGAAAGGTTTATATAACCAAGGAGAAAATTATGGCTAATACTAGCTTTGTGGGTCCAGTAAGATCCAAAAATAATTATAAATTATATAGTACTACTGCTTCAACAGGTGTTGAACATGATAGAACTATAAGTGATCCAGCGATGGATGCTAGAAGATTTTATTTAGAAGAATGGTTTTTACAAAGACCAGGTCTAAATGCAAATATTGACCAAGTATCAACAGTTGAAGTTCAACGTGCGTTGAATAGAAACTGGGAAGCTCTTGGAACTAACATGACTACTGCTCTGGCTACATTTGCTACAACTTCAGCAGGAGTTTTAGCAACAACAGCAGGTGCAGACGAAGACCAAGCAATCTTAACACCTCACTTAGATACTGCGGCGACAGCATGGGCAGGATGCTTATGGGGAACTGAAAACTCAGTTAGTTTTGAAACA